CCTAGTTCTTCTAAAAAACTCATAATATAAATTTACCTTCAATTCCAAATGATCCTTGTGGATCTCTTTATAACAAATATGGCAATGATCTCTTGTTGCACTACTTCAAGGACTCTGTTGTCATCATAAGCGTGTGTCCAAGAATAAAGACCGTTTTTGTGTTCTAGGTCCTTAACCCACAATTCGTGAGTATAACCGTTCCTGTATACCAACCTTATCTTTTCTAATTCCTCGGTGTGAGGGAATTTAATTTTAAAATGAAGCATATAACCTCTCTGCTTTATTTATAATCAAATGCAATCCTATGTAGCACTCGGTTTTCCATTCCTTCAAAATCCCATCGCTTGTGTATACTTAACCATTGCTCACTGATAACAACATCACCATCTTGCCAATCATGATGATATGCAAACTCAGGTTGAAGTACGTGCTCTTTCAGTCTTGACATTATACTATTAAATTCGTCCTGTGTCTTGCCTACCATGCCAAATATTTGCAAAAACGGGAAATACAATCCAGTGATACCGGCATCATTTGTATGCACCAACTTGAACGGCTTGTCTGTTGCATGATGCTCAACAAAGAAACTACTATCGCTATAAGAACCTTTCTTGTAGCCTAGTGTTATCTCAATGTCTTGTATCTCTTCTTTCAAATCGTCAGGCAGTTCTCTGTATGCGTGTGCCATATCAATCCAGCTGGTTCTACTTCCTTCTGAACCTTTCACTGAGTACAGCCAAATGAGAGGGCTCCTATCAGGGTTAGATGCTTGGTTGGCATGCCAATCCAATGAAGAAGTATGTCCGAACAAGCCTTCTTCGCCGTGTTCATTCTTTTCGCCCGTAACTCTAAGGATGTGATCACCTATAGCAATGTGCTTTGTTCTTTCATGCTTCAGATACTGGCACTTTCCTATCGACTGACAAAACTCTATCTCTTCTTCCTGGGTCAAATTCTGATTGCGAATTACGACTACAAGATCGTTAAGAAGAGCGTCCTTGATACCTTGAACATCAGTTAAATCGTGAAACTCTTTCATTATTTAAATTCCACATTTGCCATGATTTCTGTTAAGCAGGCTGTGAGATTAATCTCTTGGTCTGCTACAAACGCCGCCTTGTACTGATAGTCTGCAATGAGCAAAACCATTTGAGGAACGGATTTAATCTCAGGAAGTAATGAGTCAAAGATGTAACGGAAAATTCCTTGTGGATCTGTGTCCACATTGTTAGCAACCCACTGTCGCATCTTCTTCCAATCTTTGCCACGTAAAGAGTTAATCAACTCCTTAGTGTTTACTTCTGCAATGTTGCTGAGGATACCTTCGTCGATTATACCTGCCACAGAGTATCGCTGTAGTTCATTAATAACACGGCGATAGTCTGGGAAGTATTTAATTAGAAGTTCTGCTAAGACGTTTTCCTTAAACTCTACACCCTCATTGTTTAGGATAACTTTCATACGATCCATGAACTTTGCTGCTAGCTTTGGTTTGTTACCATTGCCAGTTTTAAATTCAATAACCGTTGTCCTAGAATGTAAGGGAGAGATAATTCGGTTCTTGTAGTTACAAGTAAAAATGAACCTACAATTCTCAGAGAATGTTTCAATAAAAGCACGTAAGGCAGGCTGTACTGAATCTTTATTCAAGTAGTCTGCTTCGTCAATTATTACTACCTTAGTCTTACCCTCGAAACTAACTGCACTCGCGAACTGTTTAATTTTAGTCCTAAGTGTATCAATCTGACGACCCTCGTCCGAACCATTAATAATAATGTAGTCCGCACCAAGTTCTTCACACAGGGCTCTAGCTACTGTAGTCTTACCTGTACCTGCTGTTCCGCATAGTAACAGGTTAGGAACTTCTCCTTGTTTTAAGAACTGCGAAAAAGTATTTTTTGTGTCCTCGGGGAGAACACATTCTTCAATTGTTCTCGGACGATACTTTTCCACCCATAAGAATTTTTCTTGCACATTTTCCATAACTCACCTTAACCATAATATAATAAATAATTTAAGAACCGAAACGTTCTTTAATATCGGCGCTGTCATCTAAGACTAGATCGATATGTTTTCCCTCAGGCTCTACTGTGGCTTCGTCGTCGCCTGTGATAAAGTCATCGCCTCTGAGGAAGGCCAACACATTTTCAGGGGTAGAGATTTCATAAGGATCGTCGGCTGTATTGTGTCCGAATCCTTTCTCAATAAACCCTTGTTCAATCTCGCCATCGTTTACAACCATAGCGTATCTCCAAGAGCGTAGTCCAAATGTTACATGATCCTTTGCTACAGACATACCTAGACGATTAGTAAAAGCTACAGAACCATCTGGAATTGCCTTAACATTTTTAATGTCTAGACTTTCGAACCATGCGTTCATTACGAACGAATCATTTACAGATAAGCAATAAACTTCATCAATGCCATTCTCAATGAACTCGTTATAACGAAGATCAAACCCTGGGAGTTGGAAGTTAGAACACGTAGGAGTAAAGGCACCAGGCAATGCGAATAAAACTACTCGCTTACCTGAAAATACATCTTCACTCCTCAGAGTTTGCCATTCATTGTCAACTCTAGTTTGCCATTCAACGGTAGGAACTGCGGAAGAGAAAAACATTATTCGTCACCTTCTTCAAATGGATCTAATTCGCCTTTAAGAATTTTCCTCATCATAGATAATGCGGCACCGTCTCTGTTAAAAATGTATTCAACATTCTCGCCATTTTTATCTACTTCAAGAATCCACCCGTTTGAGGCCTGCCTTAAAACAAAAGTCATTTTGTCGTTTTCCATAATATACTCCTATATTAGATCTCTGAAGAACGTTCCAAAGCCAACCAGTATTTTAAATCGCTACTAGTGGATTGAAGGAACATGAATTTCTTCTGAGATAATGTTACTTTATAGGCTCCAGGGACAACTTTCAAGTTCTCAATCTGTAGTCTACAATCAAATTCGACGCCGGCGTCTCCAATAACTTGCTTGAAGCTATTCGATTTAGGAGTGCTAGGGTCGCCTACAGTAAGTGTTACCTTACCATCTTTCGCTACAACCGAGAGCATAGGCGCTCCAGTAATTGCGGCTGCTTTCATAATCATACCCAAGTCATCTGCAGACAAGTCGAAACTGTAGAAGTCGTCTACTTCAATTTGTTTATCAGGGGCGGATACAATAATGTTAGGGTCTGCATAAAAGTATTCAAACTTTGAGCTACCCTTAGATACTGTAATGGATTCGTCTCCAAAAGATACTTCTTGATCTTCCATGAGAGTTAAGAGAGCCAACAATCCATTTAGATCATAGATTGCAAACTCTTTGTCAAAAGTTTCTGATACTTCTGCCCGAGCAAAGATGTTCTTTCCAGTACTGATAGTAGAAAGAACATTTCCTTGTCGAACTAAAATATTAGAATTGACGGTTGCGAAATTCTTGAGAACGTCAAGAGTTGATTTCGATATTTTCATAATATACTCCAATTGTTTTATGTCCGTGTATTATACGGACTTTCATGATAAATGTCAAGTACGAGTTGTACCGTTTTAATTAGGGTGTGTGCTCTACACCGTTCACAAAAATTTCAATAGTGACACCGTCAGATTCGCCACGCTGTTTAATGTCTTGTAAAATTTCTTTACCGCCATTTGCCTCAATAGCAGCCAGGTATGTTTGAAAAGTTTCCTGATTTTCTGCGGTGAGGACTGCTTCTGCAACGGTTCCGTCTACATTCACATTGTAAGTTAGATCAATTCCGTGCGTTGTCATTAGGGAGCGTCTTTCGATATCCCAATCCGCTTGTTCAGCCGTAGCGGTTGGAAAGTCAACCAATACAGTAGGGCGGGTATATTTGTAGGTTACTACATGAGCCATTTTTAATCTCCGATTAGGTTATAAATTACTTAATACCACTATTTATAAGATTTTTCTTATTGACTTCATGAACATGGAGTGCAATTATACCGTAGTGGATAACCTTCAACAAGTCCTTTCGCCAATCTGCTTCGGTTCCTTTATTGCCGTACCGTTGGGCATACTTTAAGACATTTCCAATACAAAAACCCTCACCGTGTCCGCCATCAATGATGAACTCGGTTGCTTGATATTTGTTTTGTGAATAATGCTGACTATAAGTCGCATCAATATAGTCTTTGATTTCTTTAAGGGCTTCTCCCTCGTTGTATTTATACTGCGGCTGCTTCATCTTTTAACCTCAAATAAGTCATTAATATGTATTGGTCCTCGTCCGCGGGGGCAATACTGTATTCATAAAGCCAAGCGTAAGGGAATACCGTTAGATACCCCTGTACCTGCTGTGTCTCTATGCCTGCGTGTTCAAATTTTATATTACCACCTGAGACAGTGTTTAGATGATACATCATTGCTAAGCGTCTCTTAGGGGTTCCATAATTATCAAAGAATACTTTAGCACCCTCTCCCTTTGGTATTTTAGTTACCACCACGTGCTCAATCTCAGAACTTTTAAGCCTAAGAGAATTGACTACATACTGTGGTACTAGTGCCGAATAGGACCCAACAGAGGAGAGTATAGGGGCGCTAAGATTTGTCCTAAATTCACTATCCACATCTGAGAACAATAAGCACCCATTATGTGAATGATGATTTTGAGGATTCTCTTCCATTAACTTAATGGTCTCCCGGCACAAATCGTCCGGGAGACCTTCGTCAAAGTATTTGATGTAATTAGAAAGTAACATCTTCACCTGCATCAACTACTTCTTCCGTCGCTACTTCTTCAGTAACTTCGGGTTGTGCCGAAGGGTCGACCTTTGAGTACAAGTCAACAAACGCTGCCTTTGTATCTTCATCGAACCTGTTGACACATAACTGTACAGCCTTGAGCTTATCACCGAACATCGCGAATGCGTTAACAATGTGTTCAAGCCTACGTGTGCTAACCAACTCGTCAATGGCGCCTTCGAAGTAAGTCTTACGAATGACCTCGGACCATGTTACTAGGTGAGTAGCAAACTCTTCGTCTGTACAATTTGCTTTAGCCATTTTGTTGAGAACAATCTTTTTCTCAGTGGCTGCTGTAGGGTATTCCTGCTCTACGGTAATTGCGAATCTCTCCAGGAACGCCTCGTCCAAAAGTTGGGCGCTGATGAACTTTCCGTCATCTGAGCCTTTGCCTTTTGTATTAGCCGTTGCCACAACCGTGAACCCGGGAGCAGGAATAACAGTCTCGCCGTTCTTCTTGTTAAAGTAAGATTTGCCTTCAAGTATGGCCTGGAGGCACATGAGCTTGTTGGATCCTCTGTCTACTTCATCAAGGATAAGTACCGCGCCACGTTTCATGGCGGTGAGGACCGGTCCTTCTCTATAAACGACGTTACCGTCAACTAGTGTATTTCCACCGATCAAATCGTCTTCGTCGGTTTCAATACTAATATTTACACGAATCGCCTCACGGTTTAGATTCGCACATACTTGTTCAACCATCGTAGTCTTACCATTACCTGATAATCCTGAGATGAATATTGGATAGAACATTGGAGACTGAAGAACTTTCTTCAAATCTCGATAGAAACCAAAGGGCACAAACGTGCTGTCTTTGGCTGGGATTAAATTTTCTATATCCACGTTTAACTTTGCCTGTGTTAGGACCTTGGCTTCAGGAGTCTCGACTACCATCACTGGAGTCTTTGGAACTACCTGCATCTGAGTCTTTTGGATTGGCGCCATGCTTCCTTGAAACATATTTGCCAAATTGTAAAGTCCTCGAGACACTTTCCAATCGTCTTTGTTAACAATCCAGGACGGAAAGGGTTGTCCTAGTTCTTCGGCAGTCTTTAGGATATCAATCCTTTTGAACTGTCCGTTTTGAGTATCCTTTTCTTTCAATGCCGATACCAACTGCTCTCGTTCTAATGTCATCATAATATAGTCCT